ATTTTAAAAGTGATAGAGTTGCTAAGTTTTGTTCTTTTTGTTCTAAGGTTTTACCTATTGACATAATAACGTGAGCAATTTGAGCTTTCTTAATAGAACCACCCATTTGGTCACCTGTAACAACTTCCGAAGAAATAGAATCTCTATTACCTTGTGTGGCCGTCCATATCGCAATATCGAACTCACTTGTCATTGCTTCCAATGATCTCATAACCGAACCTTCACCTTTCCACTCTTCACCATTTGTACTCTTGTCAGTTGAAATACAATCGACATAATCAATAAGTAACAAATCTATTTTAAATCCGTCAGATTTCATCTTTCTAACGATATTTTTTATTTGAGAGACAGTTACACTATCTGAAGGGAATTTCATCAATTTAAGAGAACCTGAAGACCTTTCTTCCGCCTCTTTAACTAATCTCTTAACTTCATCAGCATTTGCAGGTTGGTCGTCTGGAGTAATTCCTGACCAAATGGTATAGTGTTTTCTTTTAATGTTACCAGGATTATCTTCAAAGAAAATTTGAACTACATTAAATCCTTGATTGTATGCCGTGTTCGCGAACTTAGTAAGTAAAGTCGTTTTACCTGTACCTGTTGGGGCTAATACGACCCCCAATTCACCACGACCTAATCCACCTTTCAATAGTTGATCAATACCCGCAATTCCTGTTGGTATAGGTAATCTGAAATTGTCTTCTAAAGCCTCATCAATATTGTGAAATACGTCAACCGCCTCATCGTTGTTAATACCAACTTGTAGAGCCTTTTTGATGATTTCCTCAATCTTGTTATAAGATTCAAATTCACCACTTTCAATGATACTTTGTACCGATTTTAATTCCCTTTTAAGGTTTTGTTGTTTACAAAAATTAAGTGCAGTATCTCTAACAAATGACGTATCCTTATCGTCATCTTTAATGTTTTGTAAGGTATCTAAATGTACTCTGTTGGTATCCTTAGTACCTGACTCTGTCATTATTTTTTGTGAAAGAGTGTGGTAGTCGGGTAGTTTGTTATAAGTTGTGTATAGTTCTTTGATGTTTTCAACAATATATCTAAATGAATTGTTGTCAAAATACTTACTGTCTAAAAAGTCTATAATTGTCTCCCCAAATTTTTTATCCTCTATAACTGCTCTAATGAGAGATTGTTGGAATGAAAATCCTAGAAACCCGAAGTTTTTTTCCTGCTGCATAAGTTTTTATATATGTTTATTAAAGTTGGTATTGCAAATATACTGTTTCCAATTCTTCCGAAGACAATATGTCAGTTAAATCTGACAAAATTCTCTTAAGTTTTGGTCGAATATCAACCGTGTATCTAACTTTCGGATGAAAGAAATATGCGGGGAATATTCTAGAAATAAATACGTCGTCACCTAACTTAATTTCCAATAAAAAGTGTTCTTTTTCTTTCTCATTGTCATCTTCCACAAACTCGGAATTAAGGAAATAATTTTGATTTTCACATAGATAATCGGAAGTTTTCATTTTCAAATCTTCACTTATTTCTTCACAAATATTTTTTACATAATAGTGAAGATCCATTGATCTACGTGCTTGCTCAACGTGGTCTTTTACGTTGAAGAATCTTTGACATACGATGTTTCCACCTAAACTAAGCAAAAATTCAAATTTTGTGATTTCTTGTTGATAGTTACTCATAATTGTTTTTAATTTTAATCGTTCTTTTATTTTTTTCTTTTCTCGTTAATCTAAGAAATGGATTGAAGAATTTTATCCAAGCGTCATCTGTTTTAGGTAACAATTGGAATAAACCATCTTCCATCATCATTTTCATAGTATTTTTATAAGACCTTCCTTCTGGGTCTAAATTTTCATTTACTAATGCGGTGATTGTTTCTCTTGCTTCGTCAGTTAAGAACGGTTCATCCAAACTAACTATCTTTTTATTTACTTCGTAGAACTCTTCACCAAATACACCGTGTTTTGTAACACCAGTTAAAAGATTTTTGATTAACCAATTATCCTTATCTTCTTCAAATAGAACATTGGTCTTATTTCTAATATCTTCGAGAGTTAACGGTGAGTCTTTAATCTCAGGAAAAAGGGTAATGAGTCTTTTAATTCCCATATTCTTAATTCCCGCAATATTATCTGAAGGGTCACCGCATAACATCTTAACCAATGTTACGTTTTCAATTCGAATTTCTTCGTGATTGTAAACGATGGTGTCGTTTTGTTTGTAAATTTTTTGATGTGAGGGATTGTATATTTGAGTTTGTTCAGAAACTAGTTGTGTTAAATCTCCATCACCAGAATAAATAATTTTGTTTTCAGTGGGGGAATTTTGAGTATAAAAGGCAATACAATCGTCGGCCTCACAAAATTCAAACTCACCTTGTCTAACAAAAATTTCTTCTAAATACTGTTTTACTCGTTGTTTTTGATATTGGTATGAATTAATTTCTTCGTCACTTCTTAGACGAGATTTTCTATTCTCTTTATATTGAGAGTAGAATTTTCTTCTAGAGTCCGAACCATTCTCTCCATCCCAAAATACTACAATTTTGTCTAAATGGTATGTCTCAAATGATCTTCTAAGAGTATTAACAAAATGGTATATTGCTCCAATATGTTTTCCCTTGTAGAAATGGTTTTTGAGACCATAAAAACCAATCGTAAGTAAATTGTCTCCATCAACGAGTAAAACCGACATTTAGTATAATTTATTCGTCATCATCTGACGAGATTTCTGCTTTGAATCCTAACTCACTAACATCAGTAACTTTCTCTCCGAACAATTTACTGATATAGTCTAAATTTTCTTTTGCGTATTCTTGGATTGATAGTTTCTCTTCTGCCGATTCTTTTGCTTTCATAAAACCGTGAGGAGTTACCATAATTTTTCCGTCCGCAAATCCAATACCATTAACGTGGTTCTTCATAATAGAGATTTTAGTTCTACTTGCGAAGTTAACATCACGTTTATTTCTTGTGATTTTGATTTTGGTTGTTCCCGCACCTTTTTGGTTACCGAATAAGAAAACTAAAGTTGAGTTTAACCAAATGGCTTCACCACCTTTTGCTTTAATTTTTGGTTGACCGAAAGGATTGTCAGGTAATTCAACCCAAGGTTGGTTTACAATGATAAGAGTGTTTGTGTAGTCTTTATCTGTTCTTCTTGAACCTGAAATACGTTGGTTAATACCCATACCTATTTTGTCCGCAAGAACCGATGCATTGTGTTGTTTACCACCTTTACCTTCAAATGTCATCTTACAAGGAACAGAACCAACTGAATCCCATAAGAATAAAATGTCGTGAGGAATTTCTCCCTTTTCTTGTGCCGTTAATACGTCATTAATGAAATCGGTAATTTGTTCGATATATTCGAAATCGCTATTGAAGAGATAGAAATCATCTTCTTTATTGAATCCCATTAATACCGCGTGATCCCAATTCCATTTTTGTTCTGTAATAATGAACACAGGTAGAATTCCTTTCTTTTGTGCGTCGACCGCCGCTTTCACGAGTGCTGTAGTTTTACCAGTATCACTATGTCCTAAGAACATATTAATATGTCCAATTGCTGGACCTGGAATACCTGTAGCATCTAAAAACGCGTCACCCAAATCTAAGAAACGATCTGGTTTGTACTCCGCCTCTTTTGAGAATTTCTTCTTAATAGAGGAAAAGTCGTTTTTCTTAATACCTGCCATAGAGTTGTTTTTTAAAATGGGGTGGATATTTCACCACCCCTGTGAATAAATTAGAATGGTAAATCTTCGTCTACTTCAGCATCATCCTGTGGGTCTACCACTGGTGTTGATACTTTTTGTGTACCGATAGTTTCTTCGTTTGAAGAGTTTGAAACCCATTTTTTCGTTTCGTTATCCCAACGTGGAATTTCACCTTTAGCAACCATTTCTAAGTAGTCTTCACCTTTCTTAGAATAAACGTCTGACCAAGTCAACTCGTCTTCTAACCAAGTTTTTGCTACGTTTTCGTCTTCGTGTAAAGGACCTGCGTCTTCAGGGATAACTGAATTAATGGAAGTGTACTCTTTACCTGTACCTGACTTAGTTAAAGTCAAAGAAATGATTAAATCACGTCCTTTTACGGTATCGGTAACGTCACCTTTGTTTTTGAAAATTGGGAAGATTTTATCTAAAACACCATCACCTTTAGCGTTGTGTTTAAATCTCCAGAATTTTGGACCGTCTTGTTCGTGGTCACGGTCGATAACTTTTACGATGTAGAATTTACGTGAACGGTATTGACGAGCCAATTCTCTGTCTGACTCAACACCCGTCATCATTAATCCTTCGTGAACCTCATTTAATGGGGAACGTTTACCTTCTTGTTTAGGGTCATATAATTTAACCCATTTTCCGTCCACTTGAACTTCGTGGAAATACACCTCTTTAAATGGAGATGAACCGTCTGGTGTAGGAAGAATACGAATTCTTCTCTCTTCACCTTTTGAACCTTTAGGAAGTACTGTTGTGAAGTACTTCTTCATTCTATCCTCTTGGGATACTCTGTTTGCGTTGCCACTTGTGGCGTTCTTGTTTTTCTCGTACTGTGCTAGTACTGCATCAAATGTTGACATAATTGTTAATTTAAGTTATAAACTGTTATAGGTAAAATATAGATAAAAAAAGCCGAATTACGAAATCCGGCTTAAAGTTTTTTAAAAAAGTTTTTTGTTTACTCTAAAGTCAAAAGATATGATAATTTATTTAATTCTCCCAACATTTCGTCACGGATGTTTAATAAATCAGTATCTGATGGGTCTAATTGTTCTGACATCTGTACAAAAGATTCTCTAACTGTATTAACCAATCCTTTCATATCTAATTCTGAAAGATTACTTAATTGTATTGTTTTTGTTTCTCCGTCCAATGTAAATCTACCATATTTTCCCATCGCGGACTCGACAAATGTGTCGATTAAATCACTTAATGAATCATAAAATCCACCAAATGCGTTATGTCTAGCAAACCCTTTAGTTTGCCAATGGTTAATTTTCATTTGTGTTTGTAAACTTAATAAAAAATTTACATTAGAACTTAAATTCATTTTCTTCTTGGTCTGGGTTAAAAGATGTTTTTATGGTATCTGGTGAATAGTCTTGAACATCTTGTTTTGTTAAAACATATTCATTTTTACCTGATGCTCTCATTTCACCTTGTTTTTGGTTAAAGAACTCATTTGGTCTCTGATTAAACGGATATGAATCCAAAGAACGCATTTCAAGTTTCTCTTGAGGGGTTTCTGGTTTCATTTGTTGCACTTGAGCACCTAATTGGTCAATTTTAGCAACCACTTGGTCCATTTCACTTAATTTAGATTCAAGGTCAGTCAACTTACTGAATACGTCATCCATTTTGTTTAAAACAGATACGTGGTCGGCCTTATTATCGTCGATATTGTTTTTGATACTCTTAGTCATATTAACTAAATCAGTAATATCGATTTCCTCGGTTGAATCATCTGTAGGTACTTCTGCGGGTTCATTCATCGGTGTTGCCGCATCATCAACAGGTGCCGCAGGGTCAACTGGAGCTTCGTCGGCAGCTGGATCTACAGGT